TTTTGGTTCTTTGTCAAATGGTGTTGATGAAGAATAAAATATGAAATTTTCAAGAGGATTTTAGGGATTTTGGAAACAAAATCTTTAAAATCCTTTTTTCTATCTGAAAAAATAAAATCGTATCTTAAATTTTGGCTAGCACAAAAAAGAACCCGAAGATCCTAAGTATATGTTTATGAAATTAAAAAAATTGTTTAAAAATTGGGATTGATTTGCGCTATCCCTTGGATAATTAAAATTCTCTGTCGAAAATGAGAAAACCTACGGAATCCAAATGCAACTCGTTTGACAGATTTAATAAAATTGTTCATTCCCTCTAAAGCTCCATTGGTATAGCTTGTTTCTAAACTGTTTCGAATATATTTTCTGTATTTACGAAGTGTTTTCCAAGCAGTTTGCATCTTAGATGTGGGGGGATATATAGTTTGAGATTTTAAAGAGAAAATAAAAAATGAAAGAAAAGTATTGAAATTAAAAAAGAAATTGAAGTATAAAGATAGATTTTCCTCAGAATGTTTGTGAAAATTTGTGAGAAAAAATGAAAGAAAAATGTGAAAATGTGCAACAAAAATGAAAATAAGTGAGAATTTTCGTGAAAGATACAAAAGTTGTTCAATAGGGCTCTTTGGAGTCTTTTTTTATTTTTTGAAAGGGAAAATCCACTGCACAAGAGGGCTTTTTTGTGCATAGAAAAAAATGCTATGTTCAACGAGGGAAAGCTTGGATATTCTTAGAAAGTCGTAAAATCACTGAACAGGAAAAGACTGCACAAGGTCATTTTTTTCAAAGAAATAGAAAAAATCCGAAAAATAAACACTAAAAAAGCGGAGGAAAAGAAATGTACTTTTAAATTTTTTTATAAATACCAAAAGAAAAACAACTAGGTGACAAACTGTCACCTAGTTGAAATGATACACTTTTAAAAGTTGTAATCAATGGAACATAACACTTTTCCAAGACACTTATATTTCTCCCAATCGTCTTTATCTACATAAATTGGATCATACTTGGTATTGATAGATTTTAACATGCTTTCTCCGGTGATCGGGTTATAATAAAACTTTTTACAGAATACTTCATCACCAATGCGAAATACTCCAATATCTCCGGTATCTAAGCATATATCTTGTTTTACCAAAATAATTTCTCCATCCTTGATTCGAGGTTCCATCGAATCTCCTTTGATAAAGGTAGCAAAATCTGCATTTTTACAGATAGAAACCGGTAATTCCAACCAATCTAAAATTTCTTCGTTTGCCCATTCCCCTCTTCCTGCACTGACACGGGAAATAATAGGAATTTTCTTAAACTCGCTTACAGAAGATTCAATATTTTTAAAGTCTTCATCTTTCACATTAAAAAACTTTTCAATGGGAATACCGAAGTATATAGCTGTCTTTTCTAATACATCAAGTGGAATTAAGCGTTTTCCTGTTTCATAATTTACAATACTTTGGGTGGCAATACCTAATTTTTTTGCCAACTCTACTTGAGTCATTTTATTTTTCTCTCTTAAATAAGCAATTTTTTTTCCTATATCTTTCATAAATAGCCTCCTTTCATTACAAACGTAATTATTTTTTTAAAAATTATAAACAAATGTAAAAAAACAGTTGACAAATTACAAAAATTATTATATAAGTAAAATATAAGCTACAAACGTAGTTAAAATATAAAAAAAATTACATTTATCATTGTAAAAATCAACTTTATTTACAGAATATTATATCACAATTTAAAAGAAAATTCAAAAAACCGTCAAATGTAGATAATTTGAGAAAGGGGGGATTGAATACAAAAAAATAAAAACAAAATGATGTTAAATGTAAAAAATATAGAAAAGGGGATGATTTATGAGAAATAATTTTGAACATTGGCAATTTATCAAAGAAAAAAAGAAAGGGAGTGATATATGAGAATTAAATGGCATAAAAAAATAAAAGTTATTTTAAATAACAGAAAGGAGAGAAAATATGGAAGCATTGGAATTAGAAGTTATTAAGTGGCTAAAAAAAAATCCTTTGCATTATTCAGAAATACTAGAACATATTTCTATGGAATATGCAAAGGAATATAACAAAACTCATGATGAACAAATGAAGTTACAACTAGATTTAATATTAAAAGAAATAGAATTTTATGAAAATATTTGGCGAGAAAGACGAAAAAAAGCTCGGGCTATTCTTCACGGAGACGAATAGCAGAAATAGCAATAATTTCTTCAGGAAAAAGAACTAAACTGTTTAATTTCATCGTATTTCCGGCTGTTGTTAAAGTAACATTCTCTAAAAACAATGCGTCATGTTCTGTAAATTCAGGGAAAAAATGAGTATCAAAATCAGAAGCATTTTTAAAGAAACGCTTGTTCAGAGATTGTATTAAAGAAATCATGTGAATACCAGATTCTGAATTTTCAGGAACAAGAGTACTGTGTTTATCATAATCTTTAATCCAAATGACATCTGCTTGGACAGTCCCTGAAGGAATTACAAAAAGAATTTGATGGTGAATATGGTTTATTTGTTTAATCCATTCTATTTTTCGTTTTAATTCATGAATAAGAAAGTTTTTTTTCATAATAAGTTACCTCCAAATCGTTTTTCATTATTATAACTTTTTGGAGAGAAAAAATCAAACAAAAGAAAGCAGTACACATTTTAATAAAATTTAGACAGGAGGAAAAAATGAAAGAATTTAAAGGAGAACTAATTACCAGCCAAAGATTTGAAGGAGTCTTGTTGGATATTTATCGAGGAGAAGACGATTTTCTTTTCACAGCAGATCAAATAACAGAAGCCGTTGGATTTAAAGATGAATCTTCTTTGAAACAAGTAATGATAAGAAATCCGGAGTTAAGAAATCGAGAGTTTTCCATTCTTTGTAAAGTGGATTCTATGGAAGGAGGGGTGAAAAAACAACGAGAAAAAAGACTCTTTACAGAAGAGGGACTTTATGAAATTTTGTTGCTTGCGAATACCGACCGTGCGAAAGCCCTTCGTAAGTTCGTCAGAGGGGTTTTGAAAAAAATTCGAAGAGGGGAAATCGTTCAAGGGAATCCTGTGATAGCCAATAACAAAAGCGAAGAATTGTTATTACAAATCAAGGATTTAACGGAAGAAGTGCGTGATGGAGATGATGAAATCTTAGAAAAGTTGGAAGATGTAGCGAAAAAATACGATGTTTTGATGGAAAGAATGGATGTCTTGGAAAAAAGAGTACAAGAAGCACAAAAAGATTTTGTCAAAGCATATGCGGCATGTAGAGAAATTATCAATGGCGGTTTTAATGGACGGGAAGAATAGCTGGGAAATTGATCTGATGATGCTTCATTCCGAGTTGCTGTTTCGGGAATATGCAGCATCTACCACAGAAGTCTATATGAGAGTTACAAAGGACTTTTTAGAATTTACCGATAAAGATATTCTTTATATGTCAAAACAAGATATTATCAGGTATTTGGACTTCCTTCTACAAGATAGAGGGGAGTCTGAAAATACAATTCTTGTGAAATTAAATGCTTTGGAATTTTTCTTTGAAGAAGTCATGAATATGGAAATCACAAAGAATATTACGAAGTACAAAAGGCAAGAAGGAGGGAGAATTGTTACAATAGACGAATTATCTTTATTATTAGCTAGTATTCCTAAAAGGGAGCGGATCTTATTTAAGACGATTTTGGAGCTTGGAAAGCATCCAAAGGAAGTTTTAGAGTATAAGGTACAAGACTTAGAATCAAGGGAGGAAGGGTGGTTTTTAAGAGGACATAAAATCAAGAAAGAATTAGCAAAAGAAATGATAGATTATACAGAGCAAAATGAAATAGAAGGATATATTTTTGGCATACAAGAAAAGAAAATGCACGTAACGAATGTTTACTTACTTTTAAGAAAATATACGAAAGAGTTTTTAGGGGAGCAATTAACTCTCAGTGAATTACGACATTCTGTTGCGTTGGAATTTTGGAGAAAAGGGAAGAAAGAAGAAATGATGGAGTATATAGGGAATAAGAGTATGGCAAGCATTAAACAATGGTACAAAAAGCGAGGCATACTTTTAGAGGATTAGGCAGATGAGTCTTGCCGGACACTGCCTAATCACAAGGTGAGCTATATGCTAATATAGCTTGCCTTTATTATAGCATAAAGGAGGGCAAAATGGCAGAAAAAAAACAATTAGAATGGTTATTACAAGAGATGAAAAAGCATCCGGAAGTCTATGCACGAATGATTCAAAAAGTAGAGAAGTTGGTGGGGTAATATGAATCAAATAGTAGAGGGAAAAGTAAAAAGGTATCAGGAAGCTTTGGAAAGAACAATGGCTTTGCGTTGTGAAATGATAGAGGCAGAAGTATCTATTATTTATGCAAAAAAGATTATGGGGATTAGCAGTTGGGAAAAATTCATGAGAGGGGAAGTTCCAAAAGAGAAGGAACTTCTTTTGAAAAAAGAGTTGGAAAGGGTTCCAAAGTCAATTCGTGAACGAGATAAAAATTTCAAAAAATTTCAAAAAGCAATGTTTTTAAAAGAAAAACAGACAAAAGAATTGGAAGAAATGTTAGGAGAAGACAGACAAAAGATTTATGCAGTTGTGAGAGGAACTGTGCAGGATGAAGGATTGAAACAAAATATTGAAAAGGAGTTAGATATTACATTGAAATAGGGTGGTGTTATGGATAAGTTTTATACCACGCAAGAGGTAGAAAGACTACTGGGAAAAAGTAGAATGACAGTTGCCAGACTTGCTAAAAAAGAGAATTGGCAAATTCAAAAGGTAAAAGATAACGGGACAATAAAAAATGTATATTTAAAGGCAGATGTGGATGCTTATTTAGCTCCTGTTACTTTGGAAGATACCTCGAAGACTAGAACAGTAGCTTTACCGGAATATAGACAAATCGATGAATTACCCACTTGGAATCAGCAAATTGCTTGGAGTAGATATTGTTTGTGCATAGCTTTGGAAAAAGCATATGAAGAAGAATTAGGACAAAAAGCATTTATTATTGAAAAATTTGTGGAAAATGCAAAAGAAGCGTTCCCGGAGTACATGGAGCATATCAATAAACTTTCTGTAAAAACATTGCAAAGATGGTATGGGATTTATCGAAAAAACAAAGAAAATCCACTGGCATTAGCGACTGGATATGGAAAGAGTCGAGGCTTAAGAAAAATGACTCCGGAAATTGCAGATATGGCAAAGGCTCTGTATTTAACAAAAAATAAATTATCTATGAAGGAAGTTTGCGTTCGAATCAGAGAACAATATGGGATTGAAGCTGTTTCTTATGCAATCATTCGGAATTATCTAAAAAAAGATATTTCTAGTTTGACGAAAGACTACGGAAGAATGAATGATAAGGAATTTAAAGATACGCATATTCCATATATTTTGAGGGATTATAGTCTGTTAAAACCGAACGATATTTGGGTATCGGACGGACACGATGTGGAGTTTCAATGCTATCATCCTTTCCGGAAAAATAAAGACGGAAGCAGATACTATGCAAGTCCAAAGTGGATTTTATGGATGGACGTAAAATCAAGGTTGATTGTAGGTTGGACTCTTAGTTGGGAAGAAGATACCGAAAGCATTGCTATGGCTTTGAAAAACGGAATTCAAAAGTGGGGAAGACCAAAAGCTATTTATACTGATAATGGGCGAGCATATAAAGGGGGAATATTAAAAGGAACGGATGAAACAGACGGAATTTATACTTCTTTAGGAATTACAAAAGAAAAGCAAAGGCATGCAAATCCATATAATGCACAAGCTAAAAACATTGAACGTATGTTTGTTGATTTCAAAAAGAGTTTCGCTACGAGGTTTTTAACTTATAAAGGTGGAAATATCATAGAAAGACCGGATACTGTGAGAAAAATAGCGAAAAACAAAGACTTACAGAATATGATTTTTGAACAAGAAGATATTGAAGCTTTGATTGCTGGGTTTGTGGATTATAAAAATGAAACATATTATGTTCTTCGAGGCGAAGGACATAGAGGTCACGGGATGAATGGACGATACCCTTTGCAAGTGATGGAAGAAGAACTTCCGGAAAATCAAAGATTTATGATTCCGGAGGAACGGTTAAGAATATTGTTCTTATATGAAGATGTAAGAACAATCGGACAGAATGGCATAACTTTCTTGGAAAATATATATGAACATGAAAAATTATACTTGCACTTAAAAGAAAAAGTAAGGGTTAAATATGATCCGAATGATTTGAAATATATGTATGTATATTTAATGACCGGAGAATTTTTATGCAAAGCTACGCTATTGAGTCATGATGGCTGGGAGACTATTCATCAATATAAGACAATTGCAAGGAAAAAGAGAAAAGTTACAAAATTGGTTCGAGAAGAAATGGAATTAAAATCAGAGCTATCTAATGTAAAAGCTATTCAATATATTGAAGAAACGGCAGAAAGAGTAGAGATTATCGAAAACTTAAAAAAAATACCGGAGAAAAAGAAAGAGAAAAGTATTAAGGTAGGCGGATTTGAAATTCCTATTGATTAGGAGGAAAAATGAATGATAGAGAAAAAACAATAGAAAAATTGGAGCGTTTCGCTCAGAATAAAGGGCTATCTTATAGCAAGATAGCAAATATGATAGGTATTGGAGGAAGTACTCTTTCTGAAATTAGAAAAGGTACTTATAAAGGGCAGATGGAAGAATATCTCATGAAGATAGAAGATTTTTTAGAAAGGCATAAGTCGGGAATGAAGAGAATTACATTTTCGGCTAATACAGAAGTAAAAAGAAAAATTTTCTTTGCGATTGATACAATTAAAAAGTATGTAGCTTCCAATGCCGCAAATGAAATTTTAGGATCTGCTAAGATTGCATATATTATCGGAAGAGCAGGGATTGGAAAAACGCACTCTTTGCAAGAATATAGAAGAATTTATGGAGCAAAGATTTTATTTATCACTGCGGAAAATGGGGACAATGCAACGGTAATGATGAGGAAGATAGCTCGTGAATTGAAGATGGATCATAAAAAAAGAGTTTACGATTTAAAAGAAGAAATCAAAACTAGGTTAAAATTTACTGAGACAATCATCATTATAGATGAGTCGGAACATTTGACAGCAAAGGTTATCGATAACATCAGAGCTATTGTGGATCAAACAGGAATTGGACTTGTTTTATCCGGGACGGAAAAACTAAGACATCAGATTACAGGTTTAAGGGGTGAATATGAATACTTATATTCAAGAGCTGTTATTTGGATGTTATTGAGCGAATTAAAAATGGAAGATGTGGATGCAATTTTCAGAAAGTTTATAAATGACGATTTACACTATTACAAGGAAGAGCAAATAGTTAAGATTGTAAGCTATTTATACAAAGAGAGCAAAGGCTCTGCAAGAATTTTAGAGAACTTGTTAGGAATGGTTACTTTACTTATCAATGAGGGAGAAAATTTTGAAAAAACTGGGGGACTTATCAATATGGACTATTTAAAAGCGGCAAGCAGAATGATAAGTACTATTTAAAGGAGGCAATATGGAATTAAGGAATGTAGAGGAAGTTATTCGGTTGGGAATGGCATATAAGTATAAATTGCAAGCTTTGCTTTATTTACAGGAAGCGATTCCGGCAGTAGAAGAAGAAGACTACAAAAAGCACTTGAAAATGGAAGAAAGAAGATTGGAAGAGGAGATTAAAGATTTGGAATATCAATTGAAAATGTTATAAGGAGGCATTATGACACGATTAGAAGGCATAAAAGAAGCTATTTGTATTCAATATGGCATTAAAGATAGAAAAAAGATAGAGGGGAAATTGAATATGGTAGCACAGGACATGCTAAGAAGGAAAGAAATTCAAAGACAAGAATTGAGAAAAGGAATTAAGGAACGCTTTTCAAAAGAATACTATACTTTAACTCAAAAAATTTTTAAAGGGATAGAAGAAATTAAGGATTTAATCTAGTAATAGGATATGTTGAGAAGAATTATGCTAAGAAGAATGGAGGGGAAATAATGAAAAAAATTATAACGGAAGGGATGCTTGTAAAAGTGAAGCATCTACCAGAATATACATTGGAAGAAAAAGTAGAAATCATAAATGAATTACTAGAAATGTCGCATTATGTCAGATTTACAAAAGATGGCGAAGAAGTGGGAGTTCATTTTCATACTAGAGGAAAAAAAGGCATTCGAGAGATTATCATATGGGGATTTTTAGACTGGAGAATATATGATGATATTGAAGAAGGAAAAAAGGATTTTTGCAAAACATTACATTTTGTGAATGTATTAGATTTAAGTTTTAAGTTTTCTAAACCTTTGGCAATTTTAAACACTAGTATTTTAACAAGTGAAGGAGCATATGAAATATGTGATATTTCATTAGAAGATGCTAAAGAGTTTGTCATTATGAATGAAGGAAATTTACTTTCTGCAATAGGACATCAGTCAACAGCAGATGTTTTATCAAAATTGCTAGATATAAAAATTGAAAAAAATAGAATAAATTTTGAACAAGAAGAAGGGCAAAAAGCTATTGTTTTCAAGTTAAATGGGAGAATAGAGGAAGGGCAGATTTTAACGGTAGAAGATATTGAGAGAATTGGCTATAAATTTCAATTTTTAGAAAAGGTAAGTGATTGATATGTTTAAATTAAAAATAGTAACAGATGAAAGAACAAAATACGAATTGGCAAAAGAAATTTGTCTTGAAGATGGACGGTTAGGATGGGAATGCACACTGGATATTTTGGGAAGAGAGGCTGTGGTAGGAACAGCATACGAAAAAGAGGGCGAAGATTGGAAATTGGTTAGTGACAATGGACTTACAGAAAAGCTTATTTTCTTGCAAATTGATGATGAAATTGTAATAGGAGGGACAAAATGATTGATGTAAAAAAAATGACGTCAGAAGAAAGGGAAGTTTTGAGAAAACAATTGGTAGCGGAAGAATTGGAAGAAAAAAAGAGAATCAAAGAGGAAAGAGAAGAATATAAAAGATTGGCAGAAGAAACAGCTGTGAAAGCGTTTGATATGTTAGCAAAATTATCTGAAGAGTTAAAGAGAGCAAAAGAACAAATATTTGAAGACTTTGCAACAATTATCAAGTTGAAAGAAGAGTTGTATGGGGTACGAGATAATCAACTAAGTCATACTTTTACGACAGAAGATGGAAAGAGTGTTGTTTTAGGATATCGAAACACAGACAGCTTTGACGACACGGTGCATGTGGGGATTGAAAAGGTAAAAGGCTACATCAAATCACTGGCATCCGGTGAGAAAAAAGAAGACATCGAACGGGTATTGAATCTATTACTGAAGAAAGACAAAAATGGAAATCTAAAAGCAAATAGAGTGTTAGAGCTTCAAAAAATAGCGGAACAAATCAATGATAATAACTTATTAGAGGGAGTCAAGATTATTCAAGAGTCATACAAACCGATGAAAACAAGCACATTTATAGAGTGTTATATCCGGGACAAGGAAACAGGGCAAAGAATTTCTATCCCTTTGACAATGACAGGGGTATAGGGAAATGGCAGAGTTAAACAAAAATCATATTTCTTTGATACATGTAGCAAAGACAAAGCTAGGATTGAAAGAAGAAGAGTATAGAGCTCTTCTTCATCAATTCAATGTCAATAGCTCGAAAGACTTAACTTATGCACAGTTTGAAAGACTCTTAGAGCAATTTGAAAAGCTTGGCTTTGAATCTCCGTATCTAAGCTACAAGCAAAAGATAAGGATTAAGGGACTGGCTAAAAGGATATATGGAGAAGATTACAAGCAAGCATTATTAAAGGAAATTGAAAAGCAAGCAGGCTATGATATTTCACTGGCTCGACTGAATAAAGAAGAAGCCAGTAAGGTGATTATAGCACTTGAAAAAATCGAAGAATGGAAAAGAAAAAAGGGGAATTTATGAAAAAGAAAACTTTAATTTATGTGGCTCATCCTTATGGTGGGGATGAGGAAAATAAAAAAGCAGTGGAAAAATTTGTGGATCCTTTGAAAAAGTTTAAGGACGTTACATTTATAAGCCCGATTCATAGTTTTTGGGGGTATGAGGCTGTTGATTATCTGAAAGGAATTGAGGATTGTTTATCTTTGCTTAGTCAATGCGACATCTTAGCAATTCCACGCTTTCGAGATATTGAAAAATCGAAAGGTTGCTTAATGGAATTAGGCTTTGCTAAGGGTGCAGGGATTACAATCGTTTACTGGGACGAATTAAGAGAATATTTGGAAGCATACGAAGTAGAGGAGGAAGAATGAAAGAGATAAATGTAACAAGACATGCACTGATGAGATACGCTGCTAGAGTATACAAAGCGGCGGGAATCACGGATAGAACATTCGATAGTTGGAGAAAGCGGCATGAGGAAGAAGCACAAGAGTTGGAAAAATGCTTAAAGTTAGAATTCCAACAAGCGGAATATGTCACAACAGCTCAATTTGAATCACACAAAAAAACAGAATTTTATATCAGAAAAGATGTCATGATGACTTATGTTGTTTCAGGAGAAAATTTAGTTACTTGTTATTATATCGACTTCGGTCTTGATGATGTAGGCAATCGAGAGATGCTCGAAGTACTTTTTAAGAATTTACGAAGAGCTATCGAAGAGGAAGAAAACTTTGAAAGAAAAAATGAAGAAAGAGTGATGACTTTTGAAAATGCTTTAGCAAAAGTAAAATCAGACATTTCAGAATATGAAGCTATTTTAGCGAAGTTAAGAGAAAAGAAAGAAATCTTTGAAAAAGAGCTAAAACTTGTTGAACTAGAAAAAATAGAACTTTCTGAAACAATCAATAACGCTAGAGAAAAAATAGTTCGTAGCAAGAAGGCGATGTAGGATGAAATGTAGTTATTGTGAGAAGGAAATCAAAGAAGATGAAAGATTTTATGAAATAGAGCATGAGTTTTACTGCGATGCTTGTGTCGAAGAAAGAATAGCTACATACTATGTCGTCGGTGGAGAAACACATGACGAAGAAGAAGTTGGTTGCTATAGAAATAGAGATGGATTTATTCAGAATATAGAAAAACAAATTGAATTTCATAAACGAGCAATGCTTGTCTACTCTGCTAAAAAAGACGACTTTTCAAAAAATATTGTAGAAACGGCAAAGAAAAAAATTGAAAAGTTAGAAAAGCAAAAAAGGAGAGCAATTGGAGAGGAGGAATAATGAAACAAGTAATAAAGTTTAAGAGTAATCCTGATTACTATGAAAAAGAAAAATTAGGATTGAAATGTAATACAGTTAGGGTGTTTGAATTATGCGATGACAGAGAATATATTTTGCGAGATATTATGAATGAAGAAATAAAGAAAGAAGATGTCATCTTAAAAATTGAGAATACTGAAACAGGAGAAACGTTTGAAAGAATGATATCTGATTTGACATTCTTTGCAACAAATGGCGTAGAAATATACGTTATTTCTTGGATACACAAAGATGAGGTGGCTTAGGAATGAAAAAAATATATAAATACTTTATGAGTTATCAATTCAGAGGAAATAGCGAATCAGGAATGGGAAGTATTGGAATTGATCTGAATGAAGAGATAAAAGATATGGAGACATTGGAGAGGTGCAAAAGACACATTGAAAACGCACTGAAAAATAAAAAATCAATTCAAGCGAGTGTTATTATTTTAAACTTTCAACTTTTAAGCATACAGGAAGTTAGAGATGGAAACGAAGGAAACTCTTGAACTCATAAGACTAGCAAAGCAAGGCGATATAAAAGCTAGAAATGAATTGATAGAAAAAAATATCAATTTGGTGCATAAAATCAATCGTATGTATGGAAGTTCAGAAGATGGATTTCAAGAAGGAATATTAGCTTTCTGTCATGCGATTGATAAATTTGATGAAACAAAGAAGGTAAAGCTTTCCAGTTACGCTTTTCATTGGATTCGTCAAAGGATTAAGCGGTATCGGGACAGGGAAAAATACAGAGTTCCGGCACATGTGATTGAAAAGATGACTAAAGAGGAGCGAAAAATACGGATAGACTTTGAGTATCGAGATTTTAAGAGCGAAGATGAAACAACAATAGAGGAAGAAAACTCTATTTGTTTAAAATCTACATTAGAGCAATATATCAAGATTGCTTGCAGCGAAAAAGAAGCTTTTATTTTACAAAAAATTTACTTTGAAGGCTATCAACAAAATGAGCTGGCAAAGGAAATGGGAGTTTGTAGGCAAAGAATCAATGCGATAGTGAAAAAAAGTTTACAAAAAATACGGAGAGTATTCTATGAAGATAATTATCACAGAAAAAGAAAGGGATAAACTTTTAGAGTTGCTTGGAAATCAAGACTCTGTATTGCGAAATAAGCTATTAAAAGCAAAGAGGGAAAGAAAGAGTAGTACTTACAAGAAATGCACAAATACAGAGAGAAAAATAAGACAGAAATTAGAAGAGTTGATTTGTGCAAATTACAAAATGAGCAATGAAGAACTGATTGAAAAATTGAATATTTCAAGAGCTCTATTTTACAAAAAATACAACAAGCAGGCAAGGGAGTTAAGAGGAAATTGCCAAAGTCAGGCTCTGTTTTGAGTCTGACTTTTTTTAATAGTCTATTTTTTAATAAAACTTAGACTTGAAAAAATGACGTTGTGGAGGTAGAGTTGATGAAAGAAAAGCAGATTGAAAAGAACGAAAAATATTTAATTGAAGAAATGAAAAAGCACGATGGTTGGTGCGAAGTGAAGGTGAAACATGGATACATCATAGAAGCAAATAAAAAGGTTGCAATCAAAATAGTTGAAAAATTAAATAAATAAGATACTTTGTAGCATTGAGCTCGGTATTTTCTAACTTAAAAAAGTTAGGAATTACTGGGCTCTTTTTTTATTGTACAGGAGGAAATATGAAGATAAAGAAACCATTTCGATATATGGGCAGTAAGGGGCGTTTTTACAATGAAATTAAGGGAATTTTTGAAGAAAACAAGAAAGAAAAGTATGTGGATCTGTTTGCAGGAGGAATGGAAGTTGCTGTGAATTTAAAAGAAGATTTTCCGGATGTGCAAATTCTGGCAAACATAAAGGATGAGCATGTGGAAAGTTTTGTGAAGCACAGAAAAACGGTATTAAAACAGTATTTGAAAGTCATTGACTTCCTCTATCAAGGCACAGAAAAAGAGGATGCTAGAAAAACTTATTATAAGAAAAAAGAATGGGAACAATTAAAAGCTAGATATAGAGAGTTTTGGAATGAAAATCCTCTAGGTTTTTCTGTAGAAGAAAGGCTATATATAGGGCTGATTTGTAGCATGAACAAAGGAAGGTCGCTATCAAGTAGCTTTTATTCAGAAAATAAAGTACAAACATTAAAGAAATACTTACAAAAAATGGAAAATATTCACATAAAACATGAGTTTTTCAACAAAAATTGGCAGTTTGATAACAGTTTTATTTTGTTAGATCCCCCTTACGTGACGAGCACGAAGGCAGGAAATAGCGAGAAAAAAGGATATAATTATAAAAAGGGGTGGAAGGAGAAAGATGATTTAGAATTGGTTGCGTTTATCAAAAGCAACCAAAATCGGAATAATGTTTTCATGGTATTCGGAAGCGTTGGAAATCCCCTTTCACGGCTTATTCAAAATGTTTTTCCAGAGGCGACATTCACTATCAAAAAATACAAAAAATCTATGTTTGGGCGTTCATCAGAGAGGGAGGAGTGGTATTGTGTAATAAAATAAAGACAAATGAAAAAAAGTGTGTTACAATAAGAAAAAAAGCAAGGAGGAAGACATGGCAAAATATATTTCAGTCGCTCAAGCGGCAAATAGACTTAAAGTATCGGTTGACACTATATATAATTACTGCAAAAATGGCACGCTTGGCGGACAATATATATTCTGCCAACAGAAAGGGACTTGGAAGGTTGACTTAGAGAGTTTGGAGCTTTTAGAAAAAGAGTCTTGTTTTAAAAGCAAATTACAATTAAAAAAAGATACAAATCAATATAGTTTATTCTTAGAGAGTTGAAAAACTCTCTTTTTATTTACTATATTTTCATTGAAAATAAAAGATTTTTCATCCTATTAAAAAAAATAAAAAAAATTTAAATATTTCTTGAAAAAACTATTGACTTTTTCAAGAAAGAATGATATACTAATATTGTAAAGGGGAGGTGATGAAAGAGAGAAAAAATAAAAAAGGAGGTGAAAAAAATTAAAGGGAATAAAAAATCCCGCCGAGAACGACGGGAGAGGTTAGAAAGGCTTACCGTGTACTTAGAGTTTGTGATTGCCGTCTTGACTCTAATAGCACTAATCCTAGAACTCCTAAAGGGCTAAAAGCCCTTCGGGGTTCGCCCCTTCTAACCTCATTATATCCTTTAATAAAAAAAATGTCAAATGCAGTAATTGTGTTGGTCGGAATTATTGGAATGCGAACAAAAAGCATTCTAATAAAAAAGGTAATTATTATAGCATTAGTTTTAAACATTGTAAGAATGATAAAAGGATTATAAGGAGGAAAAATGAAGAAGTTAATAGAAGTTATAAATGCAATTAAAGGAATTGAAGCAGCGGTGGAAGATTTTGAAAATGAAGTGATTGTTGAATTCGGAGATTATGAATTCAACGGGATTTCAGAAGTGGTTGTGGAAAAAGTAATTGGAAAAAATTACGACTATACCGCATACATCAATGAAAAAAATTCTCCGGAAGTTTTCATTTCTGTAGAAAGCACAGAAGATGGAATTATTGTTTTGGACGCATGGACAAATGAAAAAGAAAGCTTTGAAGAGATGATTGGAAAAGCTTGGGCAGATGTAAAAGAAGCAATGGTAAAACATATTGCTGTAGACGTGGAAAATGTAGACAAAAAATCAGGAAGTTGTATAGTAGATTTCACAAATTGTAGTTTTTTATCAGTAACAGGAAAGTACAGAGAAGAAAACGATGAAGTTATCATTGAAGTTGATGATGACGCAATCGTATATGATAACAGAGGGTAAGAAAGAAGGGGACACGATCCCCTTCTACTAAAAACTACAAGGAGGAAGAAAATGAGTTATTACAAAGATAATAAAGTGATATTAGGCGGGTCAGACGTTGCAGTCTTAACATTTGTGGGGTGTGTAGAAGAATATCCATTCATCAATGCGAATGTTTTACCATTTGGAGAGGATGGAAGCTATCTAGGGTATATTGTTTATAACGATGATGCGGAAATTCCAAAACATTATAAAAAAGAATATAGCTTTAAAAGTTGGCTAAAAGTCTATGATGATGACGGGTTACAACATGTTTTTAAAGGGAAAAACATTGAAGTATACAGAGCAGGACAAAGAGGAATTGTCATTCATATTGAGAAATAGAAAGAGGGTAGCCCCTCTTTCTAAGAAGGAGGGACTATGACGGAAAACACATGGGGCGGAAAAAGAGAGGGTTCTGGAAGAAAGGCAAAAGAAAATAAAAAAATAACAAAATCTTTTGTGATTTCTCCGGAAATTTTGAAAAAATTGGAAGAGAAATATCCGGAGAAAAGTTTCAGTAGGATTATAGAAGAAGCTTTGAAGGAGTATTTGAAAGAATGAAGGAGGCTATTTGGACATTGTAAACATTTATGAACTTGAGAAAAAACTGGAATCTTTAGCAGAAGAGAAAGGCTATCGATTTCATGTGAACTCGTGGTCGGCAGGAGAGGTACATCGAATCTATTACACGATGTACTATGGAAGAGATAGCCATTATTGCGGTTTTGTAGATTGCAACAACAATCGGTATTATGTCTGTGATAGAAGACATAAGAGAGGCATCAATTTACTAACGGGACAAGTGGAAAGGCGACAATATCGGGCAATGGCGAGAGTCATTTTTCAGGAAGAAAATGACAAAGAAGAAGAATTTGTGGATTTTTTAAGAAGCAAATTTTGGAACTTTGAAAATATCCGGATTGCATTACAGTACTACCGAAAAGGATTGAACCTTGAAAAGCTCCCAAACACGCTGACAAAAGAGCAATTAGAGCAGGTCATTGCTTGTATTTTAGAAAATCAAAATAATTATGCATAGAAAAGATGAGGACAAAATCTCATCTTTTTTTCTTTTTTGTGGAATTTTTCGAGTTTTCCGAACGAAAAAACGGAAAGAAAGGCACAATATAAGTGAAGAATAAAGAAAGGAAGGGGGAGGCTCTGTGAATATTGAGCAAATTCGAGCAAAAAAATTGTACGCAGAAGGCAAGAGTGCGGAAGAAATTGCGAAGTTATTAGAAAAGTCGACAGGAACGATATATAGATGGATTAAGCAGTATAAAGAAGAGTTCGAGCAATCAAGAAAAATCGCACAAATGACGACAGATGACATGTCTGACTTGCTAGATGAAGCACATAAGAAAAACTTGCTTGAAATCATAGAAAATCCTCACTTGCTACAAAATCCGAAAGCGGCAGATGCACTCATTAAAATTGCAAATGTCTTAGAAAAGATGGATGCGAGGAAAGAACGGGAAGCAATGCTACAGGCAAATGAAGAGGAGAAGGGAGTTGTGTTTATCGATGACATCAAAGATGGATTTGACGAATCGGAAAGTGAAGAAATTTAGTGAAGTCTTACTTCCAAACTTCCATGATTTGTATGCGGCATGGCGTTCCTCTAAATATACAAGATATGTTTGCAAAGGCGGACGGGGATCTGCAAAGTCAACACATATAGCCTTCATTTTAACTCTTTCTTTGATGAGAGAACCTGTAAATATTGCAGTGTTCAGAAAAGTTGGTGAAACGTTAAGAACTAGCGTATACGAACAAATTAAATGGTGTATTTATGAATTAGGGTTAAATGAATATTTTTACTTTGGAGTGTCCCCTATGGAAATCACTTACTTGCCTCGTGGAAATAAATTCCTATTTTTTGGAGTAGATGATCCAAGCAAACGAAAATCTATGAAGAATGCTAATTTTCCAATTGCATATTACTGGTTTGAAGAAGTGGCGGAATTTCGATTTGAAAGGGAAGTAGAAGTAGTTATCAAGTCTATTTTAAGGGGGAAACTGCCAAACGGATTGAAATACAAAGGATTTTTTTCTTACAATCCTCCGGAGCTGAAACATCATTGGGTCAATCGGAAGTATGATGTCATTTCTGCTGATAGGACAGCATATGTGCATCATTCGTATTATTACGATAATCCATATTTGTCAGATGAGTTTATATTAGAAGCAGAAGAAAAGAAAAAAAGAGACTACGCAGGCTATGAACATGAGTATCTCGGAAAAGCGATTGGAAGCGGAATTGTTCCTTTCCCTCATTTACACATTGGCAAAATTCCGGATTTCTTTATCAAAACATTTGATACTTTTAGAAACGGAGTGGACTGGGGATATTCTGTGGATCCGGTTGCATTCGTGAGGTGGGGCTATGATAGGGCTAGAAATCGTATTTGTGCCATTTCGGAGTATTACGGGGTACAGAAGTCAAATAAAGAATTGGCAAAGAATATTAAACGGAAAATTGGCAGAAATGAAGAGGTTATCTGTGACAACGCAGAGCCAAAATCGGTCGCAGAGCTAAGAAGCTATGGGATTCGTGCTCATAGCTCAAAAAAAGGAAAAGGAAGCCGAGAGAGTGGAGAAAAAATGTTGGGAGAAATGGAGATATACATAGATCCTGCACGAACTCCCAATATTGCTCGTGAGTTCCAAATTGCCGATTATGACGTCGATAAATTTGGGAATACAATCCCACGTCTTGTGGATGCGGATGATCATACGATTGACGCGACTCGATATGCATTCGAAAAAGACTTAAAAAAGAGAAGAGAAGCAAAAAGCAAAAAAGGACTTCGTCCAAAGGGTATCTAATAGGGTATCTAATACCGTTGTCGTCGTTCAACGGACGTTCAAAAAATGTTTTAAACAATTTTAGGTATCATTTATAGGGTCGAGGATAGAAAGGGCTTAAAACGGATTTTAAAAGGGGAGAAATATGGACGGAATGTTTCAAGCATTTAAGAAGCACAAACAAAGCGATATTTATGTGAAATTTAAACGAAATAAGAACCTCTTTGACGGAAAATCTGTAGAAGTATTCTATAAAGATGTTTTAAAAAGAGTGAAGTTGGAATACATGGGAGCTTTGACAGAAAATAACGAATACACAGAGTTTGTACGAAGTGGAAACTTCCTAACTCGTGTATACCAGCCTTTTAAGGATTTGGTCGTGGGGAACAATGTTCTTGGGGCAGTCACGAAGCTTTATGCAGAGTTAGCAACGGGGACAGAGCCAACGATTACGATTGAAGAATCTAAGAAAGAAATTTTAGAAGAGATTGACTTACAAGACTTGGTAGGTGAGGCTATGGCAGTGCAAAGCTATGGCGGAAAGTTCTTATTAAAAGGCTTTCTCCTAAACAATAAGCTATATTTACAAGTCATTCCTCCTCATCAATATTTTGCAGTTCCAAGCATTTTAAATAGTGACATTGTAGATTATTATGTCGTATTTGAAGAAGAAAAAAAAGAACTGACAGCGGAGATATACAAACAAGGACGAACAGAATACAGAAAATACAAAGTACAGAAAGATTGTTTCGCAGAAGTACCTTATCCAGCGAATTTACAAGAATACGGAGCCACGCAAGACGGACTTGGATGGGCGAAAATATACAAAGAATGGCAAGTGGTTGAAGTGAATAATCTATTTAAAAGAAGTGATTATGTAGAAGACTTAGTAATTTTAAACCGAGAACTTGTAGTAGGGGATACTTTAACAAGCCAAGCATTTGATAAAGTAGCAAATCCTTTATTGCAAATTCCTGAAGGGGCAGTAGAGTATGGAGAGCGTGGAGAATTAAGGCTACATTTGGAAGATAGAACCATTATTGTAGAGCCGGAGGACAAGGACATCAAACAGGTGGAAATGTCGACAAAAACAGAAGAATGGAAGTCACATCGAGCGAATATCTTAGAGCAGATTTATCAAAATACGGGAACGAATGAGCAAGCGTTTGGGTTAAATAAGACCGGGACAGCTTCAGGAGAAGCGAAAAGGCGAGATATGGAAAGAACGATTGCTACAGTCGTTGCAAAACGGGATCGTATTTTCACGGGTTTAGAAAAAGTGATTAAATGGGGCTATCAAGAACTTCACGGGACAGAATTGGACATCGTGATATCGGGAAAAGATATTTTAGCATTAGGAGTAGCAGAAAAAATATTGATTGCTGTACAAGGAATTACAGCAGGAATTTTAAGCGTAGAGACAGCAATTCGGTATATCAATATATCGGATGTGGATGTGGAAGAAGAATTGCAGCGGATTAAGTCGGAGTTATCTTATCGTGAAAAACTAATTCAATCTTTGCAAATTCTACAGCAGATTGACATGGAAGAACGAGTAGCGGGGTTGATTAAGACACAAGCGGATGAACTGATAAAGGAGCTTGGTTTAGATGAAGAAAAGCCTATTTCCTCATGATGCAGAAAAACAATTACGAAGGGTATTCAAATTTCATTCGAAGAGACTTCTAAGCAAATACAAGGAAGCAATGCAGGAAGAGGAACTTACAGAACTTCCAAGCATAGAATTTTCTAACTTAGAAAAGAAAAAAATCATAGAAGATTTGACAAAGGTTGCAATTGCAACCAATAAGCATGTCTTTGAGTCTTGGCGAACCTTGACAGATGAAGAGCTAAAAAGACCGGATCTAACGGGAGCGAAATATTGGATCCGGGAAAATTATCTCCGGGTCAACGGGCTTTCTAAAACTTTTCCGGCTCAAATGGAAACGTTTAAGGAAAAGCAATACAAAGAGATTTTGAAATCTTTTAATGCTCCGCTGGATCATAGATTTAGCAGAATGATAGACGGCAAAATCTCACAAACGGACATCAATAAGCTCTTAACAGAGCTAAAAGGATACTATGCTCCGAGCACTGACATCAAACATTTAATTGAAAAGTTGGAAAGAAATAGGACTTTGGGACAAGCAGAAATGAGCAAGCTTCATGACTGGGCAAATCGGCGGAACGAACTTTGGGCAAGAAATGAGGCGGGAAATATTTATGCTTCACAGTTAGAAGACTTGTGGTTGGAAAATGGCATTGAGTATTATATCTGGCACACGATGCAAGATGATAGAGTGCGGATGGAACATGTGGAAAAAGACGGTAAAATCTTTCGAGTAGATGAAGATATTTTACCCGGGCAAGAGTTCGGTTGTCGATGCTGGGCAGAATCAATTAAGAAAAAATAAAGGAGGAAACAATGATTGAAAATGAACAAGAAGTCATAGACTATTTGAAAAAGGAAGAAAACAAAGAGTTTTTGAGTAAAAATGGCTTTATGACAGAAGTAGAAAAGCAAGTAAAAACTCCTTTGACAGATGAAGAAGTCAAGGGATATTTGGCAGGAAAGCCGGAAATGACGAAGGAAGTTGGGGCTACCGCAGTGCAAGCATTTTTGAAAGAAAAATTGGGCAAAGAAGTGACGCAAGAAGACCTGAAACAAGGACTTGTTTTAGGAGGCACTTTAGAAAATGTGAAAAAATTGGCAGTTGGTAAAATCCTTTCAGGAGTAAAATACGGGGATTTGTTAATGAGTAAAATTGATTTTTCCAAAATTCAATTCAAAGAAGATAAAATTGAGGGATTAGACGAACAGCTGAATTCTTTGAAGACACAATATAAAGATTTGTTTGAACCATCCTCGACTGGCGGTCAAGGAACGCCACCGGCAATCACGAAAAAAGAACCTCAAACGGACTTGGAGAAGATTGATGCAGAATTAGAAGAATTGAAAAAGAAAGGGAATGCTCCTGTGCATCGAGCAAAAATTATGATGTTACTAAACAAAAAAGCGGAATTAGAAAAGGGGGAATAATAAATGGCAGATATGATTACAGTAGGTAGAATTGTAGGAAAAAAAGAAGATTTAAGTCCAGTTCTGGCTTATACGAACGCAAATAAAGCACCATTATATATGAATTTGACAGCTTTGGGAAGAGTAGAACCAGCAACGCAAACAAAGATTAGCTGGGTAGACTACTCATCCGAAGGCACACAAACAGTCTTGAAGACTAAGATTAGTGCGGCGGAAACAACAAGTTTTGTCGTAGAAGATGGATCTATTTTTAGAAAAGGATGCCTTGCAGCGATTGGAAATGAAGTAGTAGCTGTTACAAATATTTCTGAAAATACTTTGACAGTAACAAGAGCACAACACGGCACAACAGCGGGAAAAAATTATGAAGTTGGGGAAGAAATCTTTTTCATCAACGATAACATCGCTGAGGGAGCAGATTTACAAGGAGCAAATTATAAAGCTGGGGTCAACTACGACAACAACACACAAATTTTTCGGGAAGAAATCACCATCTCAGGAACAGCAGAGGCAATTCAAGTCCCAAGCGGAGGCGGAGTGGATGCGTATTCTTTAGAACAAACTAGAAAAATGGATACTGTGTTGGGAAAAATTGAAAAAGCGTTAGTGTCCGGGAAGAAATTTGAAAGCGGAGAAAAACGTGGAATGGATGGAGCAAAAAGATTTTTGGAAAAAGGACAAGTAGTAGACGCTGCGGGGGCAGAAATCTCTTTGGAAATCATTGGAAACGCATTACGAAAAATCTTTAACGTTGGAGGAGATTTGAGTGGAGGAAACTACGCTTTGTATGTTCCGGGAGTGCAACAAATGAAAATCTCTAAGTTGTTAAAAGACTATATTCAAGCAACGCCTGCGGAAAATACGTTGGGAGCTGTTGCGAAATACGTAGCAACTGATTTTGGAACTCTTCCAATCATTCCTTCGAATAATTTATCTTCAGGGGAAATTATGATTTTGAATCATGATGACATGAAGATTAAAGAACTAAGAGGCTTAACTCATCAATATATGGGAAAAACAGGGGACAATTCCAAAGGGTTAATCGTAACAGAGTTGACGTTAGAAGTAAGAAATATTCACACGATGGGAATTATTACCGGGTTAAAAAGATAGGAGGACGATATGAAATTAAGACACATGGTTTATAAAAATGTTTCTGTAAAATGTAAGGATCGTTTTTATGAATTTCGAGATGGAATTTTAGAAATTGAAGAGGAAGCAATTGCAAAAGAATTGTTGAAAAATCCGAACATTGAAGAAGTGAAAGAAGAAGAACCTGCGGGAGAAGAACCCGCAGGAGAAGACGGAACAGATGTTGAAGTAGCTGAAAAGAAAGGAAAGAAAGGAAAACAAAAATGATTGGGTATGTGACAGTGGAGGAAGCACAAGCTTTCTTAACTGTAAGATACGGAGAAATAGATAAGGAAGAGCTAGAAAAGGCTCTATATCAAGCATTCGATAAAATCGAAGCCATTGGGGCTAGAAATGGTCGAATGCAAGGGGAGAAAAATTTCCCTCGTTTAGGAGATGGCGAAGAAGTGATGAAGCTAATTCAAAGAGTGCAAATGTTAGAGGCTTACGCTATGATGAACGGGGGGAATGAAGACATTAAAAGACTTGGCAAAGGGATCGTAGGAAAGACTATCAACGATATGTCGATAAGCTATGATAGAAGCCAAAAAATTGGAGAAATTACCTTTGCATCGGTAGAAGCGGCTAGAATTATGAAACGTTTTAGTCAGAAAACTTTTTAAAGGGGAAGAGATGAAGGACGAGGATTTTGGATATAGGCGAATCAAAAAAGAGTTAGAAGAATTGGGAAAATTGAAGTTGATAGTATATATTGACAATCAAAAAAACTATGAAAAAACAGGAATTCCTGTTGACTATGTTGCAATGATTATGGAATACGGAAGTGAAGAATTCAACGTTTCCTTTCCTGCCCGTCCTTTTTTTCGACCTACCTTCGATGCTCATTATGAACATTTTGCAAAGAAAATAGAAATAGGGATAGGGAATATCATCTCCGGGAAATCTACATCTCGTAAAGTACTACAAGATGTAGGAAGATATGCAGTTAAAAAAGTACGAGAAATGATTAGCAATGGAAATTTTGCAGAACTTGATGAAAAAACAATAAAAAGAAAGAAAAGTAATAAGATTTTGATTGATACAAAGCTTTTATATCGAAGCATCAAATACAAAATTGAAAGGAGCGAATAATGGAATTTACTTTAAGAGAGTTTGCTCAAGAAGAGCTGAAAAGGTATAAAGTAAAAAGAGTCATTCCCGGTAATATTGACAATCCAAGAGGAACCATTCAAGAATTTGATTGCTTAATGCTCATATACAAAGCTAGACTTCGAGGGAATAGTCCTAACTTGCAAGACGGCGGAAGAAGCGTTGGAACACTGAGTGGGAAGTCTTTTAAAAAAGATAAATTGCAAATAGGGGACATTATCACAGTAGAGGGCTTAGAATATAAAATCACGGACATATTACCAAGAATTTATGCAGACTTTGATGAATTTTCTTTGGAGCTGATGAGAAATGAAGAATAGAGAGTTGGAAGTGGTGCTATTAAAAGAAATGCAGAAAATCCGTCCAAACTTCCAAATAAAGCCAATCACTGATTTTAAACACAGTGAAGAAAAGACTTTACCTCGCATCGTATCAAGAACTTTAAATAACAGTATTATCGAAAAATACGAAGTAAGAGAAGATGCAGAAAAAGGGATTTACAAACAAATAGAAGTCCACAGACACACAGTAAGCTTTACATTCACTCTTTCTAAGAAAGAAAGTGAGGAAGATGTGGAAGTGATAAGAAATCACTTTTCACACATCGTGGGATCTGAATGGTGGATTGATAGGGAAAGAAAAGAACTGGTAATAGAAGAAATTACCGATTTAATAGATATTTCGGAATATACAAAAGACGGCTATACAGAGAGATATAGCTTTGATATGATTGTTCGAACTTTAGAAGAAAATGTTGCTGAAATTGAGCACATTGAAAAAGTCGAACTGGAATTACAAGTAAGAGGAGGCATTTCATGGGAATTAAAATAGGAGCAGAAAAGAAAATAGTCTTTTTAAATGTACATAAGCCCACAGCGGTCAATCAAGCGACTGTCAATGTCATTGGGGCATTTTCAACGAAAAAAGAAGTGAAAGAACAGCTAGTCACTTCTATCAAAGACGTGACTGGACTTTTGGAAAGTGATTTGTTGTATAAGAAAATTCAAGCGGCATTCACCGCAGGAGCTCAAGAAGTTCTAATATTTGGAAAAAAAGTATCCGGAGATGAGTATGCGGATTTGTTTAATTCTGTTACGAATGATTGGTTCGGGACGATTACAGATGAACAAGATTTAGAAAAAATCGCATTGATTTCCAAAGAGATTGCATCGAGAGAAAAGATGTTGTTTGCTACACCTGCAAAATCAACTGAAGTAAATAGCTCTTTAAAAAGTTCTGTGCAGGCAATAACACAAGATACGACGGCTCTCGTATTTTCTTCGAATGAAGAAACAGAGGATGCGAGCGTGGCAGGATATGCCATTCCTCAGTTTCCCGGTTCTGTCTTGATTGCGAATAAGTTAATAAACGGAGCAGTGGATTCGGGGTATAGCGGGGCAGAGCAAGCGATTCTAAAAGGTTTAAACTGCAATTACCAAGCTCGAATGAAAGGACAGCTAGGCTTGGCAGAAGGAGTCACGGTAAGCGGAGATAGCATTGACTTTATCCATTGTGCAAAAGCCTTAAAGTTTAGATTGGAAGAAGATATTACTCTTTGGTTAAAAGCAACACCAAAACCAACTTTCTACGATACTTCTACATTAAAAGCTGTCATTTTAAAACGGACAGGGCAATTTGAAGCGATGGGAGCGTTGGCGGAAGGAAAAACAAATGTAAGGCTCATTGATGTTTCAGATATTCCTGCCAATGACATTCTAAAAGGCGTTTATACAGGTGTGAAAGTAACATGCTATTACACGTACGGAATTAAAGAAATTAAAATGGACTTATTCTTTGCAGTATAAAAATAGGAGGAAAACATGGCAAGAAATCATTATAATTACAATTCAAATAAACATGATTTAGTAGTCAATGGGACGAGGGTTACAGACTACGGAAAAGATGCAAAGTACACGGTTGCTTATGAAAATGACTTCCGGGAAGTCGTGACCGGAGCGGACGGAGATACGATAACGGTGGAAAAAAATGATAGAAATGCTTTGATTACTGTAAAAATCTTACAATCAAGCCCGCTAAACATTATTTTTTCACAGTTAGCTTCTTCCGATAAAGAGTTCCCGGTCTTATTAGCGGATAAAAATTTTAACGGGGACATTGGATATTTTTCAAACATCGCTCACTTTGTGAAGATTGCAGATTTGAGCGTGGAAACAGTGGCAAAGGAAAGAGAGTGGCAAATTCGAGCAATCAACTTAAAACCTGCTTTAGACTTAGTAAAGTAGGTGGGTCATGAGGCTATTTTTTAAATACTATATATGGCTTTTTTTTATCGGAATTGTCCCATTTTTAAGAGGTTTATACACAGGTCCACCTGAGAGATATAAAGTAATTCATAAAAACTCTCAGATATGTAAAAAGAGAGATGATATTCAAGAAAAATTAGGAAAATTGGGGAAGCTAAAAAAGGATAGGAGGAACGATGCAAAATCGAGAAGAATTAGAAATAAACGGGCATAAAATCACATTAGTGGAACAACCAACACAATATATTTTAGACTTAGAAAAAAGATTTGAAGATAAAGAATTGGTTGGGTATTGTAAAGAAATATTAAAGTATCCGGCGGGAGAAAATTCGGATATGACAGAATTTTTGAATATCCCAGACGTCATAAAATACAAAGATTTGGAACTTTCTTTAAAAAATAAAGAAGGGAAAAAAGATTTGTATTTAGCTCAAGAGTTGTTTGTTGCGTTAGGAAAAAACAAAACAAATACGGCTTATGTAGCAGAAGTCTTTTTACAAAAGTTAGGAAAAAATGTGAATGATTACAAATATAAAGAGCTTGTGGATATGGGAACAGAGGTGTTTAAGCAAGTTGGGGAGATGATCTATTTAATAAAGATACGAGATACCTTTCGTAGCTTGTAATGGAATTAAAGAAAGTGCTGAATCACTAGAATACATGGTAATGGCACTGAGTGGCTACACCAAAAACTTTGAAGTTGTGGAAAATTATACTGTAACACAGCTTCGAAGATATTTTGAACGATTGATAGACTATTTGGAGGAAAGATATGGCAGTTAGAAAGTTAAGCATAGACATAATGAGCTATTTAAAAGGGAAAGGCTTTGAAGCGGTTGATTCTCAAATTAAAAAAGTAAAAAGCTCCCTTTCTTCACTAAAATCTTTCACAGATAGCGGATTGTTCAAAATGGCGGCAGGGTATTTTACAATTAATACTTTAATTGCTCAGTACAACAAAGCAATTGAAGCAAGCAACTTTCAAATCGAGCAAGAAACCAAGCTATATTCTACCTTGAAAGGACAAAATTTTAGGGATGAACAAATTGAAAGTATCAAAAACTATGCTTCCGAACTTCAAAAAGTTGGAGTGGTAGGGGATGAAGTGACGTTGGCAGGGGCTCAACAGTTGGCAACGTATAACTTAACAGAAGAAAGCTTGAAGAAGTTAATGCCCGCGATGCAGGATGTCATCGTGCAACAAAAAGGGTTAAAAGGTACTGGTCAGGATGCCGTCGGTGTTGCAAATATGTTGGCAAAAGGACTACTTGGTCAAACGGGTATTCTTCAAAAAGCAGGAATTACTTTAACGGCATATCAGGAAAAAATGATAAAGACCGGAAAACAAGAAGAAAAAGTAGCAGCTCTTGTAGAAGCAGTAAAGATGAATGTTGGAGAACAAAATGCCGAATTTTTGAAAACTCCCGAAGGGAAAATATTGTCTTCTCAAAATCGAATTGGAGATGTGTATGAATATGTCGGGGGGCTCATGAGAGAGACTCGGGGGGAATTTTGGGCTATGTTGGCAGACAATTCAGAATGGCTTCAAAGTTTTCTAGGAGGCATTGTGAAAACAGGAACGGGATTTGTAGATACGTTCATAAATACCGTAGGAGGATTTTTCAATACCTTCAAAGAAATGCCTCAGGAAGCCAGAGATGTGGTTAAGTTATTAAGCGGATTTTTTCTTCTTAGTAAATTCCCTATCGCCGGAGTTGTTCTTGTTTTAGAAGATATTTTTGCCGCATTTCAAGGAAAAGAAGCATTTACAGAAGATGCTATCAATGCATTGTTAAAGTTCACAGGAACAGACTATCATTTTGATGATTTAAGAAAAGAAATACAAGATTTTTGGCATGATTTCATTAGCCCAGCCGACCAAGCAACTGAAAAAATTGGCTTTTTCACAGCTGATTTGGAAATCGCTGTGGAGATTTTAAAAGCCGGGGCTGGCTTTGCAGAAATGATTTTAGGAGTTCCTAGAGCTGTTTTTAGTTTTGGGAAATTGATAGGTAACATGATGATAGATCCGAATTCTGTTTATGAAAATTGGGAGGATTTTAATGAAAATGGATTAAAGGGGATCAAACATGGAGCTAGTACTCTAATGACAAGAGCAGAAAATATGACGGATGTCGGGAAACGATATAGAGCATCTGTGCAAGAAAAAAAAGACAAAGAAATTCAAGAGGCAGCAAGTTTATTAAACACTGTAAGACTTCCAAAGAATGATATAGAAAAGGTGGTTCAAATGCTAGAAAAACCGTCTGTGCGATTAAAAAAAGAAAGTCAGGTATCGCCAAATTACACTGACAAATCTAAGCAAGTCTTTAATATTTATGAAGCTACAGATGCAAAGAAAGTAGCAGAGCAAATAGAACAAAAAATCAAGCAAAATGACAAAGAAAAAGAGCAACGTTGGAAATCCCAAATAGGAGGGAATTTCACATTAGCAGGATTGGAGGCTTAAGATGAGTTTGTGGGGGCAATTGCAGCAAGAAGCGACTTCTTTAGTAAAAAATTTTCTAGGAATAAAAGAAAAGTCTTTGCTAGGAGGGATACCGCTTCATGTTATTTCAGATAAGTCAAGAAGCATCTCTGCAACTGTCACAAATAGGCGGGTGGAAAAAGGCTTTAATATCTCGGATACGGTTAGAAAAGAGCCTTTGATTTTTCAACTGACAGTTGTGGATAATAGCAAAGACTATATGTTAAACCGTCAAAGTCTTGAAAAAATGTTAGAGGTAGGAGAACCTGTCGAGTTCTATTATGCCGGAAGAGACTTGTATCAAAATATCGTTCTTGAAAATATCGAAGAAATAGAGCAAGCAGACAGGAAAAACTGCTTTACTTACTACATTACATTACGTCAAATATCCGTTGCAGAAATCAAAGCGACAGATAGTAAGGTGGATTACAAAAAAGCGGGGAGCACCGGCGGAAAGAAGAAACGAACGTCGGCGGCTGTAAAGGCTCCGACTGGGTCAGAAAGTGCAAAAGTAGCAAGCAAAAGAGAAAGAGATAGATCTGTATTCAAAAATGCTTGGAAAGGGATAAGGTAGGATATGAAAGTTTTGGAAATTGATGTCACAGGAATTGAAGAGCATGGGATTATTGCCGACATTGGCAATGATTTGAAGTTAGATATGATCTATAGCAATATAGATCATCATATGTATGTTTCTGTGCTAGATAGTGCAGAAAATAGAATAACAGGCTTTTTCCGTTTAGTTCCTGACGTTGATTTCCTGAGTTTGGCTTGGAATACTCTCCCTTACCAATTACGCTGTATTAAGATAAATGACTATGCAGAAGAAAAAGACTTGATTACTCCGCAAAACTTAAACCAAGACTATAAGTTTTTCTTGATTGGAGAGGATGAATGATGGCAAAGCTATGGAAACAAGTACGGATTATTACAGTCGGTGGCTTAATTTTTGATTATGAAGATTTGGATGTGGAGTTTGACATCAAGTGTACGGATGACAATAAGTCCGATACCGCTACGATCCGGATATATAACTTGTCGGAAACCACGAAAAATAAAATACAAGCGAATCAAGCCGTGACAATTGATGCCGGGTATCGAGAACTTCACGGGGTGATTTTTGCCGGGATTGTGGAAAGCGTGAGCACGAATCGAAGTGATAATGATATTGTGACGACTATTACTGCAAGCCCAAACAATCGAGCTTACACGAATACTCCTGTCAATATGCAATTTAAGGCGGGTATCAAAGCAAGTGAGATATTGAAGCAATTGGAAAAAATAGTACCTTTCAGAATTGAAGTTAAGGAATTGGGGAAAGATACGGTGTATCCCAACGGGAAGGCTTTTTCCAATCGGCTTTCCAATGTTATTTCTGTACTTGCCAAAGATACGGGAACGATTGCAAGATTTACAGATAGCACGATTGAATTTAAAAAGCCCGGTAAGGCTTATAGCAATGTCTTGAAATTAGGAAGCGAACAGGGCTTGGTTCGAGTAGACAAAAAAGAAGAAAAAGCAAAGGCGGAGAAGGAAAAGAAAGATAGTAAAAAATCTAAGAAAGAAAAAAGTAAAAAGACAGAAAAGCCGAAATACAGTATAGAAGCCTTTCTTATTCCAATTGTGAAAATTGGGCAATTGATTGAGGTAGAATCAACTCTTTGGAGTGGAAAAGGTGTCGTTAAAGAGTGTAGCTATATAGCTGGAGATGTTTCTAGTTTCTCCGTCAGTGCGTTATTGGAGGTTGTGGAATGATTGAATTTGTACAAGCAATGATAGAAGATGCGAATAATGAAATTCATACATCCTTACCCGCTATCATCACAGAAATCGACCATGCGGCTGGGACTTGCACGGTTCAGGTAATTCCTAAACGGGAATTATGCGGGCAAGTGATGTCATATCCACCTCTCATTGATGTAAAATTAGACTTTCTAAAATTTGGAGGATGGAAGTTCCAATTCCCTCGAAAAATTGGGGATAAAGTTTGGGTTGGATTTTCCGAAGCAACGTTATCGGAAGATACAAGTTTGGAGAGGTTTAGTCTGAACGAACCTTACATTATTGGTTCTTGTGAAAATGGGTATGAGGAAAACGCTGAAGATATCATCCTCGAAGGGCAAGGAACTCGTGTAGAAATCAAAGGAGATGGAAGTATTATTATCACGACCGGGTCTAATGAGATGACAATCAATAGCAATCTGACTCTGAATGGCGATTTGATACATAATGGAAATACAACGCAGACAGGGAATACAGAGCAAAGTGGAAATGTATCGGTAGAAGGAAGCGTTGGTGCTAGCGTGGATGTGACGGGTGGAGGTATTAGCCTGAAGAACCACACACATGGATATTATCCGGGCGGAAATCCAAAGGATCAGACAGAATCTGCAAGCTAGGGGGAGAATATGGCAACAAGTATTAAACTAGACAAAGATTGCGATATTATATTCGATGAGAATGGTGTTTGTGAGCTTGTGGAAAGCACAGACGACATCATACAAGCCATTCGAGTAGAATTAGAGCAGAATAAGGAGCAATGGGCATTAAATACCCTATATGGGGTTCCTTATTTAAATGAGAAAAATACGGGGATTTTACAGATAAAAAATAACCATTCAAGGCTCCTTCAAGAGCTTATTAAGACCATTTCAAAATATGAAATTGATAAGATAGAAAGCATTGATTTTATAAATAATGAGATAGTAGCGAAAATACAAATAAAAGGGGAGGTGTACACATTATGATGATAACAGAAAAAGGCTTTGTTATTCCGACTTTGGAAGAAATCTATCAGCGAAAGCTTGCAGAATTCAAGACTGTAAAGCCAAACATCCGGGAAACAGATAGTAATGTGATTATCCCTCTCTTAAAATTTGACGCTGCGGAAGAGTATGATAGCTATTTAGAAGGCTTATCTGTATACAATAATTTAAATGTGTATACAGCGGTAGGGAGTGGTTTAAATGCTATCACAAGTCACCTCAATATGACTTGGTTAGAAGCAACTAGGGCAAAAAGCCGGATCCAAATAACAGCATCCACAGAAACCACAATCCCACAGGCTTGGGGTGTGGAAACGGTGGACGGAAAAAAGTTTGTAACTTTGAATGCTGAAGATTTGAAAATTCAAAAAGGTAAAACTGAACTCGATGTGATTTCTTTGAATGTTGGAAAAGAAAATAACGTGAATGTCGGGCAGATTACGAAAATGACAAGCATTATATCAGGAATTACTAGTATCACAAATACCCTTCCGGCTGTGGGGGGAAAAGACAAAGAAACGGATACAGAGCTAAGAGAGCGGTATTTAAAAAGAATAGATAGAAAGAGCTCTTTCACAACGGAAGGGATTAAGAACTATATTTTAGAAAATACGAATGTGCAAAAGTGCCAAGTTATCGAGAATGACACAGATTTGACAGATACAGACGGAAGACTCCCTCACGCGTATGAAGCAGTCTGTTTGGGGGATACGAATGAGAATATCTTACAAGCCTTGTATGATTACAAGCTCGCAGGAATACGAACCGTTGGGGATATTAGCAAGAAATTTGATGATATTACGGTCGGATTTTCAAGAGCAATCGAAAAACAGATTTATGTCAATATCACGATTTCGGCAATTCGGGATTTATGGCTTCAGGAGTATGTAGAAAAAATCAAGAAAATCGTACAAGACTACATTGATACGATTGAGCCTCAGGGCACGATTTATCTTTATAAAATTTTAGGGGAAATCTATAAAGCTACGGGAGGAATTAAGACAATTCAGATTAAAATTGGAGATTCTTCTTACTATTTATCTACAGTTGATTATGTTTTGAAAAAGAAAGAAATTGCAGTAGTACAAGCTCAAAACATAACAGTAACTGCTGAGGTGAGTTAGATGAAGTTGAATTTAGCGAGAATACCGCATATTTATCACGATACGAAGTACGTTCGAAAACTCTTTGAAATCTTAAAGCAAAAACATATCAATATTGTTGAGATGTGGCAGGAATTAAGCTATTTTAATGATTTAGAAAAATCTAAAGGACACATGCTTGATGTACTTGGAGGAAATTTTAAAATAGCGAGATTAGGGCGAACGGATGAAGAATATAGAAAAGTTCTAAAGTTCGAGATACCAACTTTTAACTTCTTAGGAAGCCCTTATGAAATTAGACGTATTTTAGCGGAATATTACGATATTCCAATCGAAAATTTTACACTTCGGGAACTATCTGGAAAAATCGTTATTAAAATTCCAGATACGATTGATAGACAAGAGGTATTGAAAAACATAAGAAGGCTGAAAGCGGCAGGTGTTGGATTACAAGTAGATATAGATGTCTATATAGAAGATTATTTACTGTCTGAGCTAGAAAAAATGACGTTGACACAAATAGAAAAAATTACTCTAGCGAGGGAATAAGGAGGAAGATATGGCAAGATGGATTCAGGATCCGCAATACCGGGAAGAAGTGGATGAAGTATCAAGTGAATTAAAACTTCCCGTTTATAAGGCATCGGCAAAGGGAAAATTTCGGCAATGGTTCAAAGAAAGCTGGAATAAAATAGAAGATTATTTATTGAATTTAAAACAAGCAGTGGACTCCAAAGAGCCTAAAATTCATAAAAAGACAGGATTTAACTTGAATAAAACAGACGATTATGACCAACAAGACAGCAACAAGCTTGCAACAGGAATGGCATTATATCGACTTTGGCAAGCGATGAAAGTCATGACGGGAAGCATAGAATTAACTTGGGATGCTATTAGAAATAAGCCTGCAAAGTTTCCGCCTGAAAATCATAATCACGATAATCGATATTCCCGCTCAGATCATACTCATGATGAAAGATACGCAGGAAAAGCTCATGCTCATGATGATAGATATTATACAGAGACGGAAACCGATAAAAAAATAGAGGGATTAGCAGGAAAGAAAGATGGAACATTCCCTCTTCGACGTGCTGAAAAAGGAAAGGTTTATTTACTGGAAAGCACAGGAAAATACTATTTTTGTAAAGAAAGCTATGACAGTTATCAAATTAGTGCTCCAAACTCGAACTTTATAGAAATGTCAGTCTACGAAAATCTCAATAGATTGAATAATCTCGATAAAAAAACTTCTATCAAAGAGATAAAAAATTCGAGAGTAACTGGACATAACAGCTATGTTGAAATACCGGAAGATTTTCAATTTGCTATTGTATATTTTTCAATTGGGTATCGAAATGAGGTTTTTTCTGCTATTTTCGTAAAAGGATTCACGACAAAATTATCTTATTATGCAGAGCATAAGGAGATTGTTCTGCAGCTACAAGGCAACAAAATTTATCTAAGCGATAAAGGAGAAGAATGGGACGCAAATATCGAAAAAATCTACTATATGTAATATCAATATTCTAAGTAAATTAAGCATATATCGTCTCCCCAATCTCCATAATTTTTTCTTGCTTTAATTGTGTTGTTTTCGTAGTAGTATTTTGTTTCTCCTTTTACAGTTAAACCATCGTTTTTAAATGTGTTTACACTAACTTTTTTTATGCCACAGTGACCACTACTGCATATATGCCAACCATCGTTGTTTTCTGCTATTATTATATTTTTAGCGGATGAGGGGATATTTAAGACTATATTCGTTCCGTTTAGAAACGTCCCCGCACCTGAATAAATTAAATATAATTTGTGTAGATTATTCAATATGCTAAAATTAAGACCTATCAAAAAAAATGGAGGTCTTAAAATGTTAGAAAAATGGCAGGGAGTAACGGAAAAAAACAGGAAAATTTATGAGAAGTACTTGAATAGTTGTCGAAGCAACAACGAAGAGACTTGGGAGACTACTTACAAGACTTATGCTTCGAGAATGTACAAATTTCTAAAATGGCTGAATAAGGACAAGAATAGATACTTATTAAGCCAAGACACTTTAGAAAATGCGGTAGAAATTATTGAAGAATATAAAAACTATTGTCGAGATATAGGGAATAGCAAGAGAACGATAGCGAATGCAATTGTGACTATTTCTTCATTTTATGATTGGACGGTTAGACGCAAAATGATTAAATATCATCCTTTTAAAGACCGCTTAGAAAAGCAGAAAATCACGGAGAGGGACAACACAAGGGAAAGCTATTACTTAACTACAGAACAGATACTTACTGCGAGATTGTATATGAAAGTCGAGCATAAAAAGTTCGACTTGCAAGACAGGATATTGTGGGAATTATTCATAGATAGTGCTTGCAGAATATCGGCGATACAGGCACTTACGGTAGAGCAACTGGAGTTGGAAGGAGGCTATTTTAAAAATGTAATAGAGAAAGAGGGATATGTTGTAAACGCTTATTTTTTCGACACTTGCAAGACTCTGATAAAGGAGTGGCTACAAGAGAGGGAAATGGCAGGAATTGAGGAAAAATGGTTGTTTGTAACAAAATATGAGGGAGAGTATAGACAGATGTCGCAAGCGACTATCCGCAACCGAATACACAAGATAGGGAAAATCTTAGAAATAGAGGGTTTGTATCCTCACTCGCTAAGAAAAACATCTATCAATCTGCTATCAAAGCTCGGCGGCTTAGACATAGCGAGTCACTATGCTAATCATACAAGTACGGTAGTTACGAGCAAACATTATATAGAAAAAGAAAGTGCTGTAGAAATCAGAAATCAAATCTTAGCACTTAGGCAAAAAATCGGTATTTTTTAATAGAGATTTTCTAATCTCGAAAGATTTTCGAGTACTTCTATTTCGATTTTTCTTTTAAAATCAATAAGTCTATTTTCTAAAGCTTTTAGAATTGTGATTTTAAAATCTATTTCAGAAAAAATTGACTTATTGAAAATAAAGAACTTTTTAAAACAGAAAGTACTCAATTTCTCAAGAGATTAGAAAGTCTAGCAAGAATGGAGAGGAGTGATAAAGTGTTTAGAATTTATACAAAAGAGAAAAACAGTAGAGAGCTGTTTAATGTAAACCTAACAAAAGACGAAGTTGACAAAGCAATGGGCGGGAATATCTTTTTAGATCATCCGGATATTGATAAAGAGAGTTGTGTAGTTATAGAGAGAGAAGAACCTTTCACATACCCGACATTTTCAGACAATAATATTAGGGAAAAGACAAGAGAAGAGCTTGTGGAAGAAGGGATTGAGATTGAATTGCAAGAGGGAGAAGTAATTCAAGACAAGAAACTCGTCACATTTCCTAAACCTAGCGAATATCACGCTTGGAACGGACATGAATGGATTGCTGATTTAGAGCGAGCAAAGAAAGAAAAAAGAAATGAGTTGAAAGAAATCAGAAATCAAAAAATAGAAGAAAATATTGAAGTTCATGGATCGGTTTTTCAGGTAAGAAACTCAGATAAAGAAAACTTCGACGATGTTGAACTAATGATGAGAACAGGAGAAATTGATGAGAATTACCAAAAAAATTGGGTATTAGCGGATAACTCTATTAAGAGCTTTACAGCCCAGCAAATTATTGATGTTTGGAAAGAACGAACGAAAAGAAAAGATAAAATTTTTCAAGAATTTGGAGCTTTATCAATAAAATTAGAAAAATGTGATTCTGTACAAAAAGTACAGAAGATTATCTGGAAATAGGAGGATATTATGGGATTTAGGTTTAGTCAAAATAGTTTAGATAAAATGAATAAAGTTCATCCTAATTTGGTTGTTTTTATGAAAGAGCTTATTCAAGTTAGCCCTTTTGATTTTAAAATCACAAGTGGCATGCGAACCGCAAAAGAACAGGCTGAACTATATAAGCAGGGACGGGGTAAACCGGGATCTGTCGTAACTAATGCGGATGGTTATAAGTATTGCTCTAACCATCAAGAAAAAATTGACGGATACGGATATGCGGTAGACATTGGTGTTCTTATAAGAGAGAATGGGAAAAATGTTTACAAAGGTGGATGGAAAGATTTTCATTATTATAAAGACATCTATAATATAGCAAGAGAGAAAGGTTTGCTTGAAAAGTATGGAGTAGAGTGGGCAGGAAATTGGGAAAGCTTTCAAGAGGGAGCTCATTTTCAAATAAAAAATGCTAGAAACGTAGCATTTAAAAAATAAAGGAGGAATATAAATGGAAAAAGAAATTATGTTTATGATTGCGGAAGGTGTAGTATTTGTTGTAAGTATGGGATTTTTTGCCTATAAGGTAAAAGGAAAACAAGTGCTGACAGAAGCAATTTTAGCGGCAGAAGCAATCTTCAATACTCCAAAAATGGGAGAGTATAAGAAAGAATATGTGAAAGCACAGATTGAAAAGTTGCCAGCACCATTAAGAATTTTTATTACTGAAGAAGCAATTGAGAAAGCAGTTACCGCATTACAAGAAAAATTCAAAGAAATTAAGCAAAGAAAAATCAAAAAGTAGGTGTAACTATGAAAAAAAGTCCATTACTGCTAGAACCTTATGGAGATAGAAAATGGATTTTGAAAGAAGAATATGTGTATGAAATCAATGGGTACCTTCTAAAAGTACCCAAAGGTTTCGTCACTGATTTAGCGAGTGTTCCAAGAGTGCTCTGGATCTTTTTTCCACCGTTTGGAAGATACACTCCTGCGGCAGTAGTCCATGACTACCTTTATTCTGAAATCAATGATACAGCTATCAATAGAGAACTAGCAGATAGAATTTTTGACTATATTATGAAAGAACTTGGAGTTCCTTTTTATAAGAGAAGCTCCATGTATAGAGCAGTACGAATGTTTGGAGAGGCAAGCTGGAAACCTAAGTTAAAAAATGAAGGGTATAAGAAAGTTGCTATAGTGGATCATACGGAAGAAGCGTTGAAATACTATGCAGAATGGGAGAAAATATTGAAATTATAAGGGGAAGAGGGAGATGGAGAAAGAAATTGGATTTGGAAAAACGTTAATGACCGGGTTTGGCTACTTAATGTTTTTGCTAGGTGGTTGGAATTGGACTCTAGGAGCTATGTTCATCTTCATGGTTTCTGACTATGCAACTGGATATATCAGGAGTTGTTTAAAAGGACAACTATCCTCTAAAGTAGGATATAAAGGTCTTTTAAAAAAATGCTCTTATATATTTATTGTCTTGATTGGAGCCGCTTTGGATAGAGTTCTTGAAGAAAATAACATACAAATACCAATTTCTTTTTTTGGAGCTCCTGTTTCCTTTAAAGTATTGCTAATATGTAGCGTTATAGGGACAGAGGGGATTAGTATTGTAGAAAACTTCGCAGAAATGGGAATAAAGTTTCCCTTTACGATAAAAAAGCTATTTAAACAGCTTCAACAAGACGAGCCTACCCAGAATACCTATGACGAAAAGAAAGAGCCTTAAACGGGCTCTTATTTTAATGTTTTGACAGATAAAATTGAATTGCTTTCTTTTTCATAGCTTCTAAGTCTTTAAAGCTCGTTTTTTCTAATAAGACATTTCTTAAAGCCTTGTCTTTATCTGCATTCTTAGACTTACATCGAGAAGCTAACTCTTCTTCTAACTCATCATAGTTGCGAAACTGAGTAAATTTAGACATAAATTCTTCATTCAAGAGATCTTCAGTCGTTATTTCTTCCGCCTCTAATTTTTCCATCAACTCTTTTTCAGTCATAGAATATCACTCCTTTCTTATACTTATATTTATTTATCTATAAATTATCATAAAAAAAATATAAAGTAAAGAATAAAAAAAAGAACTTCCAAAGAAATTCTCAAACTAAGCATAAAAATATTTCTCAAACTGCTTTTATTTTTTTCTCAAACCGTTTTTCATCGTACAACCCCTTTTTCTTGTTATATTTACATATATACAATTTTTTTTATAATTTGTCAAACAATATTTTATATTTTTTAAAATTCTAGAGGATATTATTTATAATTTATTTTCTATTTTAATTTTATTTTTTATGTTATAATACTTTAATAATATAAATTTTAAGTTTATCTAGAGTAGAATTTAAAACTAGAATTTTTTAAAATTACCAAACGAGTATTACCATAGTGGAAAAAACCTACAATTTAAGTATACCTCAAAATTTTTTAAATTCTTTATATAATTTATATATTCTTTCTATAATTTTCTTTATCTGTATTTTTCTACTCTACCTTACTCTAAATTTTTATGAATTATGCCAGAACACTCGCGACTTTAGTCGCGAGATGAATGGCATTTTCTTTGAAAAAAATAAATCATATGGTATAATATAATGGGTGATAGATCATGGCAAATATTAATTTTGGAAGAGGATATGTCTATTCAATTCAATATCATATGGTATGGTGTGTAAAGTATAGACATGAAATTTTAGTCGCTGATATTGAAAAGGATTTGAAAGAAATATTAAGAAACATATCAGAAGAATTAGAAATAAAAATAGTTGAGATGGAGACAGATAAAGATCATATTCATCTATTGATAGAATGTAGTCCACAACATTTCATTCCTAGAATAATAAAAATACTAAAAGGAAGCTCAGCAAGAAAATTATTTGTAAAATATCCTGAACTAAAAAAAAGATTATGGGGTGGACATTTGTGGAACCCAAGTTATTTTGTTGCAACAGTATCAGAAAATATAGAAGAACAGATAAAAAAATATATTCAAACTCAAAAAATAAAATAAGGAGGAAACTATGGCTAATTATGTATTAACTTTGCCGTTAAAAACAGAAAAATGGCAAGAGGATATTTTAGATAAAAGATTAAATATTGCTAGATTACTATATAATGCTAGCCTTAATGAAATCCTTAAAAGATATAGAAAGATGCAAAATGATGTTGAATATAAACATATGAAACATCTTGATCCAAAAGAACAAAGTAAGAAATATAAAGAATTCGATAAAAAATATGGTATTTCAAAATTTGATTTGAATCAATACATAAAACCTATGACACAAAAATTTAAAAAGAATATAGGTTCTCAAATGGGACAAGAAATAGCAGAAAGAGCATATCTAGCTTTTGAAAAATTAAAATATGGAAAGGCTAAAAAAGTATATTTTAAAAGATATGGAGATTTCTACTCTGTGAGAGAAAAAGGAAATAAAACAGGACTTAGGCTTTTTAAAGAAGAGAATTGTATATCTTGGTTAGGTTTTAAAATTCCTTTAATAATAAGAAAAAATGATAGCTATGCGCAAAAATGTTTTTTAGATAATTTACTTTTTTGTAAGTTATTGAAAAAAGTGATTAGAGGAAAAAATAAATATTATGTACAAATTACTTTTGAAGGTGTTCCACCTAAAAAACATGAGGTAAGGAATCATGCTGAAGTTGGTCTAGATATAGGGACATCAACAATAGCAATCGTTAGCGATAAGGAAGTTAAATTACAAATATTAGCAG